ATGAACACATCGGGAAACAATTTAACCGTCAATGTAAATGGAGGAGTTAATGCTCTTTACATGCGTATGGGTTTCTTTTCAGTTTACCCTAAGTTGAATAATTTCAGAATGTATGTGTCCATCATCACTTATGGAGACGATTTAATTGGTTCAGTTGTACCAGAGTGCTCAGAGTTCAATTTCATATCATTGAAACGATTTCTGGCCACTTTTGGTCTGAAAATCACGCCTCCAAACAAGACAGATGAAGAAATGGAATATCTTCCTTTTGAAGAAGCTGATTTCTTAAAAAGAAAATCTAATTATATCCCTGACATTGATAGATCAATAGGCATGCTTGAAAAAGATTCAATCTTCAAGAGCTTACATAGAAATCTTAAATCAACAACAGCTACTAAGCGAGAAATTGCTATAAGCTGTATTGATGGAGCAATGCATGAAATGTTTGCTCATGGAAAGGATAATTTTTTGGATTTCCAAGAAAAGATGACCAAAGTTTGTAGGGATCTTGATCTTATGGTCCCATCTGTCACAGCAACCTGGGATGACCGTGTAAATCACTGGTTGCAAAAATATGATCCCACGAGATTAGCCAATAGCGTTAAAGGATCTATCTCACCTCACTCAAAAATTGAGTATATGACTGCAGAGTCTGGGTGTTACGCTAAAACCCAATACTAAATTTTTCCTGTACGAATAATGAGGTGGTTGAGCTCCCCACGAAGTCAATCGGAGCCATTTTTGAACGTAGGTGCTGCGTTAAAAGCACAAGCGGCGGACGCCGCGGATTATGAAGTGTTGCACAATCTTCAATGTAAGTGCGACGTCGACAAGTATGGAATGTGGGGTATAGCTGCTTCAGCAGTTCTTTATGTTGTATTTGCGCTCTTCCAAGAATATGTTGGAGGAGGAAGCAAAAGAGTACTTTATGTCAAGAATGATAGTGATAAAAGTACTAGGACTGCAGCAGTAGCTGACTCCATACTTCGCCCTCATGCTGAAGAAGTTCAAACTACTCACATTGATAGTAGGAACAACTCAGTAGCACAAGATGAAACAGAAGTTCAAAATGTGAAATTTGTTGATATGCATTCTGGTTTTAAACACGAACAGAAAAGTTCTTTCGATTCTGTTCGAGATCATGCTTTTATCCAAGATGCAACTTTACAAGATTTCTTTGAACGTCCTGTTTTAATCCACACTGCGGAATGGACACCTGGTTCACCTTTAACACAATCAAGAATCAATCCTTGGTCACTGTTCTTTGACAATGCAAGGGTTATTAATCGTATTTGTAATTATAGGTTACTCAGGTGCAAATTGCATATTAAGGCTACTATTAGTGGTTCACCGTTCCATTATGGTAGAGCCATGTTAGACTATTTGCCAAAACATGCAAGTGATAGTTATACTTCTATCAGAAATCCCTATATAGATTTTGATTTCACATTAGTGACCCAGAGACCACACATCATTCTTGATCCTACAGAAAGTCAAGGTGGAGAGATGGTTTTACCATTTTTCCATGAATATGATGCTTTGGATATCACTGACAGTGATTGGGCTTCTATGGGTATGCTTACGCTTTCAGAGTTTTCAGCTCTAAAATCAGCATCAGCCACATTAGATCCTATCACAATTAAAATCTTTGCATGGGCAGAAGAAGTTAAATTTGCCATTCCAACAGCACAAGCACCCCCTACACTCACAGCTCAAGCTGAACTTGTTGCTCAAGCTGATGAGTATTCTAAGAAACCAGTGTCATACGTTGCAGGTGCGATTGCAACTATGGCAGGATCTATGAAATCTGTACCCGCTATTGCTCCTTATGCGAGAGCAACCGAAATCGGTGCCAAAGGAGTTGGAGCACTTGCTACATTGTTTGGTTATTCTAAACCCATTGAATTGGAGACTACAAGAATTAAACCAACAACTAAAACAGATTTTGCCATAACTACTGGTAAGGATGATTGTGCCAAACTATCGGTTGATCATAAGCAAGAATTATCTATTGATCCAAGGCTAGCTGGTCTACATGATGTTGACGAGATGGGTATTAATTACATTGCTCAAAAGCAAAGTTATTTAACAACCCTAGACTGGTCAACAACAACAGCACCAGAGACAGCTATTGGATCCTTGCTTGTAGATCCAGCCGCACACTTAACTAATACTGAAAGTGGAACAGCTCACTATTTGCCAGCATGTGCTTTTGCTGCGATTCCTTTCAAGTATTGGAGAGGTTCTATGAAATACCGTTTCCAGGTGGTAGCTAGTAGATATCACCGAGGTAGATTGAAGGTCGTGTATGATCCCTATGGTGCTTCTGCATCATCGCCGGGATATAATGAAGCTTATACCACAATAGTGGACATAGCTGATACGCGCGATTTTACTATCACAGTAGGATGGGGTCAAAAGTCAACATACCGTTTAGTTCAACCGATGGATGATGTAACAACGGTGTGGACAACTTATGATTCTGCAACCTATGGTTTTGGAAATGGAACTCTCTCATTGTATGTGGTAAATGAACTCGTTCATCCTGATGCCGCATCTGATATTGAGATCAAAGTCTGGGTTTCAGCCGGAGATGATTTTGAAGTTGCTGTCCCACATGATGTTTATGTGAGACAATGTACACCAGTAACAACTGGTAACTTGTTGCAACCTCAAGCTGAAGCAGACAGTTATGAAAATGATCCAATGGGACAACACCTTGATAAGCACGCTGGAGGAGGAGAACTTACTGATCCTTCCTCATTAGTTTACTTTGGTGAAAGTATTAGATCTTTCAGAGCGTTGCTTAAAAGATATAATCTAAGTAGAATCCTAGTCAAGGAAAGTTTACTTAGCCCTGGACGCTGGCAATACAAGTTCTATTTGAACGTTTTTCCACCATATCCACATAAGTATGCTAGTAGTAGTGCATTTACAGTGGTAGACAATGATCTGGATAATCATTATACAGGTTATGTCATTCCACTAAATTACTTAAGCTTAGCTTATTGTGGATGGAGGGGTTCTTTAAGACACATTTTTGATTCTACGCCCTTACATGTCGATGATACACCGGCACCATCAACGGTGCGTGTTCTTCGATGTTGTGAAGATAAGGCAGAAAATGAAGTCTTTTTAGCAAGCACTAGTTTGTCAACTGACTCTAATGTTGTGAATTTACTAAACCAGAATTATGATGAAACTGGTTATGGTGGTTCTACATTAGAATCGACAACTATCAATCCTTGTATTAGTGCTGAAATACCCTTCTATACAAAC